ACTTTAAACCAATAAAAAGGAGAAGATAATGAAACATAATTTTGCATTTCATATATATGACCATGATGAAGAAGAGACATTTCAAATCGTTGGCAAGAGTAACTTCATGCGTTGGTTAAATGACCACGCAGACCAACAGAGATACTCATTCTTTTCAACATACGAAAAACTTAAACAATTTTTAGGAGAGGAAGATGATGATAGCTGAAGCATTATTTTGTTTAGCACTCAACGTATATCACGAAGCTAAAAACCAATCTATGATTGGACAGATAGCAGTAGCACAAGTAGTGATGAACAGGGTGTATGATGAACGATACCCTAACACAATATGTGAGGTGGTAGAGCAAGGACCAACTTATAGTTGGAAGCCTGACTTTCCAGTTCGTAACAGATGTCAATTCAGTTGGTACTGTGATGGTAAGAGCGACACACCTAGAGACCTAGATGCATGGGAGAAAGCCATGCTAGTAGCTAGTGGTGTATATCATGGTCAAGTGTATGACCTAGTAGAGGGTGCAACACACTACCACGCATACTATGTAACCCCTGAGTGGGCGAGTACAAAGACGTACATAACACGTATTGAAGACCACATATTTTACAGATGGGATATTAATTATGAGTAAAATTACACAACAACCTACTTGGATGAAAGGAGTAGCATTATGAGAGATACAAAGAACCAATTCAAGGTAAACTTGGACAACAAAGATATACTAGTAACTGAGGAGCAACGTATGGAGTTCCTACGGCTGCATAACAAATTAAAAGAAACTATTATGTACATAGAGGAGTGTAAAGATATTACTATATCACAAGTAGCTATGCTTGAGGAGTTGTTACATCACTTACACAGTTCTTTAAACTTTGCACCACAAAAAGATTCTGAAACAGATACACCTGCCATGTACAGAGATTATGTATTGTCTTCAGATGAAACAGCTTGGCAACGTGCATACTAATCTTTGGACAAAGGCTGAAGTTGTTGCATTTTTGCAACACGCATATAGTAAATTTGAATACAGAAATGTGGGTGTTATCACGCAGATTGTATACGAACTTCAGCCACCAAGACTAGAGTTCAAACAAATATTTGAATGGACATGGGAAGATGTAGACGATGAATGGAGTGCAAATTTGTTGCATACACTCAAACAGCAGAAAGAAGACTTTGGTTTTCAGGAATACATTGCACCACAAATAAAACCATTTAGAGGTGAGTATATACCATACACAAAGTATAGATTTTCTAAAGTTGCACGAAGAATAATTAAAAGTGCAGACACACTCAGAAAAGATTTACGTATGAGGTACTTGCCTTTAAGTTAAAAATATGATATTAACTCTGTTAACAGAAAGGATGTTATCACATGAACATAGATGATATATTAAATGATATTGACCTAGATATAGGTACTACAAAGAGGATGGACTGCCCATCTTGTAAAGGTAAAAATACTTTTACAATAACAAATAGTATGGGTTCTGTACTATTTAACTGTTACAAAGCTAGTTGTGTAGTTAGTGGCACTAGAAGAGTAAACCTTACTGTAGACCAAATAAAGAAATCAAAACAGGATACTGTACAAGATAAGAAGTTTGTTCTTCCTGAATATATTGTGCCTATAAAAGAGGACAGATTTAATAATCCTATAGGTGGATTAACATGGAAAGAAAAGATATGGAAAGAGCATTGCTTACATGATGTAAAAGAAGATAGAGCAGTGTTCTTGATAAAAGATAGTGAGAAGGGTGTAGTTGTAGATGCCGTAGGTGCTGCAACAGATAATCGCCTACCTAAATGGAAGCGATATGGTAGGGGTAAACATCCTTTTGTAGCTTGGAATGGTAAAGGTGGAGATGGTGGTGATAATAATTGTGTGTTAGTAGAGGATTGTTATAGTGCATGTACTGTTGCCAAGCATGGTATCACAGGGGTAGCATTGTTAGGTACAAGTTTATTAGAAGAACATAAGAGATTTTTATGTCACAACTTTGATACAGTTGTAGTTGCACTTGACCCTGATGCACTACAGAAAACATTGCAGATAAGAAAAGAGTTGCAAAGTTGGGTTCGTACTGCTAAGGTGCTTCGTATAACAGATGACTTGAAGTATGAAAAAGAAATTGATATTAATAATTTAAAGGAGATGATATGGAATTAGCATTAATTAGAAGTTTAATGGACAGAGAGTTCTACGAAGACCATCGTGGAGCAAGATGTCCTAATAGATTGTTCAGTAAAGATGTAAGAAAAATAAAAGAGGTCATAGATAATGCTATGACTAGGTATGATAGGACTGTCACACCTGATGAGATTGAAGCATTGTTTATGTCTAACAATCCATCTATGACTACAGCACAGAAAGGTGCGTATAGTTCTTTATTCTTGAAGATTAAAAAAGAACAGAAGCTAGGCGAGGATATAGCTAAAGAAGTTTTATCAAAACTTTTTCAACAGATTATAGGTGAAGACATAGCCAATCTTGGATTTGATTATGTTAATGGTGCAAAGAGTTCTTTAGAACCTCTGAGAGCATTGCTAGAGCAATATGGAGATGACTTTACACCAAGCATGGATATACAATGGGATGATATAAGTATAGAAACATTACTTGCAAAGAATGATTTGGAAGCAAGATGGTCATTTAATATACCATCTCTATGCAGAAAGGTAGAGGGTATAAATGCAGGACATCTAGTTGAGATAGGTGCTAGACCCAACACAGGTAAAACATCTTTCCATGCTAGTCTCATAGCAGGTCCGGGTGGATTTGCATCTCAGGGTGCTAAGTGTATAGTGCTTTGTAATGAAGAGGGTTATCACAGGGTAGGTGCTAGGTATCTGACAGCAGGTACAGGTATGAATCTACATCAGGTAAAAGAGAGCCCATCTCAAGCACAGGAATTGTATTCCAAGATAAGAGATAACATACGAATAAAAGATACAACAATGTATGATATGAATTGGGTAGAGTCAGCAGTTAAGTCTTCTAGACCTGACATAGTTGTGTTAGATATGGGTGATAAGTTTGCTACTTATAATGGATTTGCAAGAGCAGATGAAGCACTGAAAGCATGTGCTATACATGCAAGACAGATAGCAAAGCAGTATGAATGTGCTGTGTTATATATGTCTCAGTTAAGTGCAGAAGCTGAAGGCAAGATAGTATTAAATCAAAGTATGATGGAAGGTAGTAGAACAGGTAAAGCTGCTGAAGCAGACTTGATGATACTGATTGCTAAGAATCCTCAAGTTGAAGGACAAGAGGAAGAGGATGCACAAAGACATTTAAACGTAGTTAAAAATAAATTATCAGGTTGGCATGGAAGTGTGCATTGTGAACTTGATTATAAATTAGCAAGGTATACAGCATGAGTGACTCAAAAGAGTGGGTATACATAATATCCAATCCTGCATGGAAAGGTTGGGTAAAAATAGGCATGGCAGTTGATACTAATAAAAGACTATTAAACTATCAAACTTGTTCACCTTTCAGAGACTACAAGATAGAGTTTGTTGTTCCTGTTACAGATGTAAAAGTAGCTGAAAGCACAGCCCATGAAAGGGCTAGTTGGATAGCTGAAGATGAAAAGAATGAATGGTTTAAGATGCCTTTAGATAGTGCCATAGAAGTAGTAAGGAGTATAAAAAATGAAATTAGTTCTTGATGTAGAAAATACTGTAACTGAACGTGAGGGTAAGTTACATTTAGACCCATTTGAATCTGACAATAGTCTGATTATGGTGGGTGCTTTAACTGAAAGTGGAGATGAATACTTATACAGAATGGATGAGGATGCATCTTACTTTAATAAAATACAAGAGTTACTAGATAAGACAACAGTTCTTATCGGACATAATATCGTTCACGATTTAATGTGGTTATGGGAAAGTAACTTTAAATATAATGGTGATGTGTTTGATACTATGCTAGGTGAGTATGTATTACAACGTGGACAGAAACAAGCGTTGTCATTAGAGATGTGTGCTGAAAGATATAATTTAGATACGAAGAAACAGGACACACTAAAAGAATATTTTAAACAAGGCATGGGTGTAGATGAGATACCACCTGATGAGTTATCATCTTATTTAAGTAGTGACTTACATGCTACAAAGGAGTTATATAATGAGATTACTAATAAACTTTCTACCGAAGAATATAGTGGGCTTACTAACACAGTTAGTCTTACTAATCGTGTCGCCCTTACTTTGGCTAATATATATAGAAATGGTTTTCGTGTGGATGTGGCTAAGTTAAGTAGTGTTAAAGAAGAATTTACAAAAGAAAAGAAAGAGATTGAAGAGTTCTTACAGGCAGAAGTTAGAGATTTCATGGGTGACACACCTATCAATCTTAATAGTCCTGAACAACTATCTTGGTTGATATATAGTAGAAAGCCAAAAGATAAACAACAATGGACAGTTATGCTATCTCCACATATGCACATTGAAGATTATAAAAGAAAGGTTAAAGAACATTCTAATATACTTTATAAAACTAAGGCGATAAGATGTCAAAAATGTGACGGCAAAGGAAAGATACGCAAGATTAGAAAAGATGGCACACCTTTTGCTAAGGAGAATAAATGTCCTACGTGTAATTCATTAGGTTATTTATTTATACCTACAAAAGAAATTGCAGGTATGAAGTTTACAGCACCTAATTCTAAATGGATTTCTGCACATGGTTGGAGTACATCTAAAGCTAATCTAGAGTTACTTACATCTATAGCTAGACAGAAAGGCATGAAGAAAGCTGAGACATTCTTATCAAAAGCGATACGTCTGTCAGCATTAGATAGTTATTTATCCTCTTTTATAGATGGTATAGATAATAATTTAAAGTCAGATAATTTATTGCATGTTAGATTATTACAACACAGAACAGCCACAGGCAGGTTCAGTGGAGCAGACCCTAACATGCAGAACATGCCTAGAGGTGGTACATTTCCTGTTAAGAAAGTATTTATATCTAGGTGGGAAGGTGGCAAGATACTTGAAGCAGACTTTGCACAATTAGAGTTTAGGACTGCTGCATATTTGTCACAGGATAAAACAGCAATGAAGGAGATTGAAGATGGATTTGATGTACATAGCTACACTGCAAAAGTTATTTCGGAGAGTGGTCAGAAGACTACGAGACAGGAAGCAAAAGCCCATACCTTTGCACCCCTCTATGGAGCAACAGGATTTGGGAGAACTCCTGCTGAAGCAACATATTATAAACAGTTCACGCAGAAATACAAAGGCATTTCCCTTTGGCATTCTAAGTTGGCTGAAGAAGCTATGAGTACACGCAAGATAACAACACCATCAGGTAGAGAGTTTTCATTTCCCTTTGTAGAACGAAGGTCAAATGGTTCTGTTACATTCTTTACACAGATAAAAAACTTTCCTGTACAATCATTTGCAACTGCAGATATTGTACCTGTGGTGTTGTTGGATATTGAAAAACAATTAGATAAATTACAATCATGTATCGTAAATACTGTGCATGATAGTATTGTTGTAGATGTCCACCCCAATGAGGAACAAGATGTTATTAATGTTATTAAGAATACAAATAGTAATCTTAAAGATATTATTGACAGTCAGTTTAATATTAATCTGAATGTTCCTCTAGAACTAGAAGCAAAAATAGGTAATAATTGGCTTGACACGAAAGACATAGCCTGATATAACTAGATATTCAAATTAGAAAGGAGCATATAATTATGTTAGATAATAATACAATTGATACAAATAACTTTTCTGCAATGGCACAACAAATGGGCATGAATGCAGACATGACACAAAACAAACAGACTTCGCAACTTGCGAGGTTAAAAATATCTCACTCCCCAATCATGGGTGAGATTGAAGTGAAGGGTAAAAAAACCCAAGCTGCCATAGTAAATGGTGGTGTCTATAGAATAGATGACTTAAATAATAATAATGTTTTCTATTCTGATGATGTAAAAATCAGACCTTATGTACAGAGATTTATGTACAAAAAGTTTGTAAAGCCTGAAGGTGGCAAAGGTTTTTATGTTAAAACTGTTATGTCCGATAATCTAAATGTAGATTTAAAGGATAACATGGGTGGTTTTAACTGTGGCAAACCTACAGGTTTCGTCAAAGACTATGCTTCACTACCTGATAAAACAAAAGCACTCTTAAAAAGTATTAAGAGAGTTCGTGTTTTAATCGGTACTCTATCAGCTAGTAATGTACTCAATGTTGATGGTAATGATGCAATGGAGATTGCAAATCTACCTTTCATATGGGAGATAGATAATAGAGATGCTTTCAAGGTTATGGGTGATGCTGTATCTAAGATAGCTTCTATGAAACATCTTACTTTGCAACACGAGATAGCACTTGCAAGTGAAGAAAGAAAGCTACCAAGTGGTAACACTTATTATATTCCTGTAGCAACTGTTAATAAAGACACAATTGAGATTGTAGACCAAGACCAAGACCATTTCGCTGAGTTCATGCAGTGGATTGAAAACTACAACGTATACATCTTTAACGCTTGGAAGGATAAGGCAGGTAACACTGAGGATGCTATTAGCAAAGAGGATGAAAAGGTAGTTGATGACTTTGTAAAAGTTACTGACGAAGAGTTCAACGGACAGTTTTAATGAACTCAGTAGCTGAATTAAAGTTACATACCTACCTTGAAAAAGCAGGTAAGGGTCTTGCAGGTATGAGTGATGACACAATCGAAATGGTTGTGTCACACATTCGTGATGCACTAAAGAAACAATTCTCTCGTGAAGAGGATAATACATTTAGATTACGAATGTCTAATATCGGCAGACCCTACTGCCAACTTTGGTTTCAAAAAAACAAACCTGATAAGAAAGTAGAATCACCTAAAAGAATACTTAACTTTATGCTAGGTGATATAGTTGAAGCTGTATTTAAAGGTTTGCTAACTGAAGCAGGTGTAGACTTTGAAGATAGTAAAGAAGTCAAATTAAAATTAGGTAAGTCAAATATAAAAGGTACATATGACCTAGTGGTAAATGGTGCAGTAGATGACATTAAATCTGCATCCACATGGTCTTACACAAATAAGTTTGTATCTTTTGATACTGTATCAGAGAGTGACCCATTCGGATATGTCGGACAACTTGCAGGTTATGCAGAAGCATCAGGCAAGAAAGTCGGTGGTTGGTGGGTTATTAATAAAAATAATGCAGATTTTAAATACATTCCTGCTACAGGTATTGACTTATCAAAAGAAATAACTAAATTAAAAGATACAGCTAAACGTCTTGCAAAGAATAAGTTTGAAAGATGTTTTGAAGCTGAAGATGAGACCTTCAGAGGTAAACTAACAGGCAATAAGATACTCGGAAAAGATTGCAGCTTTTGTGAGTTTCGTTTTGAGTGTTGGAAAACTTTAGAAGAGAAACCTGCCGTGATGTCACAGGCAAAGAACCCAAAGATAGTGGGTTATGTTTAAAAGAAAGGAGTAATTTATGACTACAACAATAGATGACTTAGCTGAAATGATTAAAGAAAAAGAGAATGAACTCTTAGAAATGAAAAAAGAATATAGAGAACGTAGAACAGAAGGTTTGCGTAGTGCTATAGAACAAAGAAAGGAAGCAGAAAAGCTAGTGCGTGATGAAATGAAAGCATTAGGTTATGGGCATACACATTCTTCTAATCTTCCATTTAGATTTTCTTTTT